GAGTAGCCGGATTAGATGATGCTGAATTGTTTGCAAAAAAGTAAAGACTGTGTTACAATAACGGTATGCAAAAAGCAATATTACACATCAAAGACGAAGTAAATGTCAAGTTTGAAGGACTTGATGTAACCACACGTCGAAAGATATCAGATAAATTAAAGTATTTTGTCCCTTATGCTTATCACTTACCAGCATATAAGTTGGGCAGATGGGATGGCTTTGTCAGATTTTGCGACATAGGTGGTAGGACTTCATTAAATCTAATTGATAAAATATTACCTATTATAGAACAACAAGGTTTTGAAATTGAAATCAAAGATGATAGGAAAGAATACAAGTTTGATTTCGAGAAAGTTGATGCAGAACATCTATCACACATCAATTGGCCAAAAGGTCATACACATGAAGGACAACCAATAATTTTAAGAGATTATCAAATCAAAGTTATCAATGACTTTATTGCTAATCCACAGTGCTTACAAGAAATAGCCACAGGTGCAGGTAAGACAATTATTACTGCCACATTGAGTAAGATGTGTCAGAAGTATGGTAGAACAATAGTAATTGTTCCTAACAAGAGCCTAGTAACACAGACAGAAGAAGATTACATTAATTTAGGTCTTGATGTTGGTGTTTATTATGGAGAAAGAAAAGAATTAAATCACAAGCACACAATTTGTACATGGCAAAGTTTAAATGTTTTGCATAAGAAGACTAAAAAAGTTGAAACAGACTTTCCATTAGATGAATTTTTAGATGACGTAGTTTGTGTAATGGTAGACGAAGTACACATGGCAAAAGCAGATGTGTTAAAACAGTTACTGACAGGTCCATTTGCTGATGTACCAATACGTTGGGGACTTACAGGAACAATACCAAAAGAAGAATATGAGAAGGCAAGTCTTATAGCAAGTTTAGGACAAGTTATAAGCAAGTTAAGTGCTAGTGAGTTACAGAATAAAGGTGTGTTAGCAAACTGTCATGTGAATGTGATACAGACACAAGACCATCAAGCATTTAGATCTTATCAAGAAGAGCTGACTTATCTTACTACAAACACATCAAGGTTACAGTTTATTAGTAATCTAATGGAAGAAATAAGATCAGGTGGTAATGCCCTGATACTTGTAGATAGGATAAAAACTGGTGAGTTGTTAAAAGATTTAATACCTGGTAGTGTATTCATACAAGGTAAAACAAAGATGGAAGAAAGACAAGAAGAATATGATGAAGTTGCTACTGAGCAATACAAGGTTCTTATAGCAACATATGGCGTAGCGGCAGTAGGTATTAACTTACCGAGAATATTTAATTTGATACTTGTAGAACCTGGAAAGAGTTTTGTGAGAGTTATACAAAGTATTGGTAGAGGTATTCGAAAAGCCAAAGATAAAGATCATGTACAGATATGGGATATAACATCTAGTTGTAAGTTTTCAAAAAGACACTTGACTACAAGAAAAAAGTTTTACAAAGAGGCAAATTACCCGTATACTATAAACAAGGTAAACATATGAAGATATTAAAAACAGACAACATACCATTTAATTTGGATAAGGTTCCTGAAACAGGAGATGATATTCAGTACTGTGTTCTTGATACGAACAACAATAAGAACATTGATTTCTTTTTCATACCTTTGATTTTTATGGAAACTTTTAACGCACCGAGTATGGTAATGGAGGTAGGTGAACACACAATACAAATGCCTATAGATTGGAGCGTAATGGTCATTGAAAAGGAGTTAGGACAATGTGAGATGGTTCCTTTGACTAGTATCAATGACAGAGGGTTTGAAGCAATGGTAATAAATCCATTAACAGTGAACATGACCGAAAGTCATGAAATTAAGATTGTAAACATATTTCAAGATGTGAAATGGTATTTTCCAAAATTAAAGCATGGCCATATTATGTCCGTACCATTAAATGACAGACCAAATCCACCATGTATGTTTTTTGCAAAAGAAATAAATCAAATACCAGATGTAATTAATGTTGGAGATTTTCTGTGAGTAAACCAAGCATAAATTTGAATCAGATGTTGTATAACCTTGATGTGGGTAACAAAGAATGGTATAATAGTTTAGACAGTGAATTAAAGAAAACTTTTTCATCTTACGTTAGCATGAGATTTGCATCAAGTGTCAAGTCAAACAAGATACTACAAGAATCGTATATAGAGAGTGTGAATGAGTTTTGTAACAAGTACTTCAGCACAATACAAAAACATGAAGGAGATAGTTTGCTGTTTTGGAAACTATTGTGTTTGTGCGGTTCTGGCCAAAAGCAGTTCCATCCTTGGTTAAAAGCACCAAAAGGTAAAGGAAAGAAAACTAAAATATTTGATTTTTTACAATCATGTTATCCAAATTACAAGAATGATGAAATAGAAACATTGATAAGTGTTCTTGATAAAAAAGAAATAAAAGAACTAGCCAAGCAGGCAGGATTAGATGACAAGGAAATTAAGTTGTTAATAAAATGAGTTATGTTTGTAAATTTTGTAAAAAGACTTTTGGCAGTGAACAAACACTATTAACACATCTCTGTGAACCAAAAAGAAGATGGAACAACAGGAAAGATGCAAATGTACAACTGGCTTTTAGATGTTTTCAACATTTTTGGAGGATTACAGCTACTAATATGAAAAGTGAAAAGACATATGAAGATTTCATGGGTAGCAAATATTATCTTGCTTTTGTTAGATTTGCAAACTATGTGATGGGTGTCTATATAGCAAGTGTCGAAGATTATATTGAATGGTTGTTGAAGTCGAGAGTACGAATTGACAAATGGTCTACAGATCAAGTATATGAAAGTTATATCAAAGAGTTTAATGTGAGAGAAAGTGTTGATAGAGCTATTGAAAGAACTGTATTGACTATTAAGAATTGGGCGGAAGAGAACAAAAAAGAATGGACTACATTTTTTAATGAAGTAAGTGTTCCACGTGCAATACACATGATAAGAGCTGGTAAGATATCACCATGGATACTTTACAACAGCAAAGGTGGTATCAAACTTATGGAATCTTTTAACGAAGAGCAAATGATAATGATAGAAGAATACGTATCACCAACTGCATGGACTAAAAGGTTTGAGCAAAGTCCAGAAGATGTCAAGTTTGCACTTGACGTAACAAAGGCGGCAGGTTTATGATAGTAAAAACAGATATAGACATAGACACTAAAAACAGAAGTGATTTACTGAACTTAATCAAGCATACGCCTGCAGGTATAGTAAAAGATGACGTTATTAAAAAACATAACACAGGTGTTTATGTAACAGATATTCCAATAGATCCTTTCCAAAGTGTAAGCAGTATTGATTATACAGAAGCAGAAGACAGAGGATACTTTAAACTAGATATTCTTAACGTCAGCATCTATGAAGATGTCAAAGACGAAGATCATTTATTGAAGTTAATATCAGCAGAACCAGATTGGAGTTTGTTAGAACACAAAGAGATAGTAGAACAACTATTCCATATACACAACCACTTTGATATTGTTAGTAAGCTGAAGCCAAAGTCCGTAGAAGATCTGGCGGCTGTGTTGGCAATTATACGTCCTGCAAAACGTAACTTGTTAAATGAATCCTGGACAACAATACGTGAAACAGTATGGGAAAAACCACAAGATGGCACTTACTTCTTTAAGAAAAGTCATGCTGTAGGATATGCACTTGCAATAGTTTTACAGTTAAACTTGCTTATTGAAAAAACAAAAACAATTAGTTCTTCTTAAGAAGGCTGATATTTCTTCTAATTATTCTTTTCTTTAATACATTATTGATACTTGTAGTAGGACCGAACACAACTTCAACGTCTTTTGTGTTAAAAGTTTTAATGCATTCTCTAAATCTAGTTAGTTCTCTATTCAAAAATATGTTTATGGGTATAGTTCTGTTTGATTCCCACCACCAAATTTCACCCAGATCCAAGAACTCTTGTTTGAGTTCTTCAGTCTTAATGAGATCGTACACGTAAATTGAAGTCACGTGGTTGTCTTGATTCTGTAAAATACCAACGTATTCGTTGTTTGCGTACTTTACACAGCTCAAAAACGGAAATTTTTCCTGTAATTCTGCGTATTCCATAAATATTACTATGTCAAATTGTATTACCTTATATATTTACAACAATACTTATACTTTGTCAACCTCTACGAAGTTAAATAACAGTATGCCTTTATATGATAAAAACATATTACTATATTGTGGAGTAGATAACAAGTCAAATTTTAAGATTGTTACAGATAACAATGTACCAAAAAACTTGACTGGTTTGACACCTTACTTCAATATCACAGACATCGAAAGCGAAGAGACAGTGTTGTCAAGACCAATGACGGTAACAGATGCGTCGAGAGGTGAAGCAGAAATAGATATAACACAGGCAGATTTATACAGCATAGCTGAAGGTTTTTACAATTTTACTGTTTATACTTTAGACTCAAATCAAGTGATGTCAGCAGTATACACAGATAGATCGGGTGATATACAAGGAACAGTAGAAGTTAAGAACTCTGGTTTACCTAAAACTAGAGCAACACAAACAGCAGACTCTTTTACTTTACGTAACACATACTATTACAGCAACAACTTATCTGGATCTACAACACAGAACTTGACTGCATCAAATCATACGTTAGCAGTATACACTACTAGCTTTACAGGAAAAGTTCAAATAGAAGGAAATCTTGATAATACAGCAAGTACAAATGACAGCGACTGGTTTCCGTTATTAATGAACGGTGAGTCAGTAACAGATATAACATATTCTGGAGTATCAGGTGTTACTCCATATTTCTTTGTATCAAACACGAAGTGGATAAGAATAAGATATAAGCCTGATGCAGGTAACACAGGCACATTTGATAAAGTATTATTAAGAAATTAATAATGAAATACACTACAGTTCTACAAAATATATCGCCTGAAGATAGAAATTGCTTTTCATTTACTGACAACGGAACTCCTACCAGAAGAAAATTAATATTAACTCATTTTTCTAATCCTGAAAATTTTCAAAAACGTGTTGAACGTGCAATAAAAAATGAACACACAAGAATGATATTTTCCACAAAGAACATAGATTTTGGAGTGTTAGTTATAGCTGATAGTTTCGAAGGAAGAGGCGATCTTGAAGAAAAGAAACTAAAACAACAGATAAACTTTTTTATAACAAAGAAAGATTACTTGTTATACCCATCTTCGACCTTAGATAATTCATTTTATAGAAATTTAAACTCTAAATTGCATAAGTCATGGCCAGAGGATTTAGAATGTTTTGAAGCAGATTACATATCAATCTATAATTGTCTAGTGGCCTGTGCAATGAAGACAGAATATAAAACAGTGGGTATACATGGGGATAGTTTTTTTAAAAATCAGTTTGTTGAAATGTTGAAGCAAAACAATGAACATCTGAACTATCAGACTTTTGGGTTTGATATACTATTAACGGACAGATACATAGATAGAAATTATGCAAGTGAATTAATTGAACTAAAACCTAAGGTAGTTGTTTGTGCTTCTGATATAGATCTAGATGAAGGTTATGTAAAAGAGTTGATAGATAATAATATCCATGTTGTGCCAGGATCCATTTCTCTCACTGGAAATTTTTATGTGAATGAAGGATTGATAGAAAAAAATAGAAATATGGAAGAAAATATGCAACTAACTTCAGTCTCATCATTGCATATGAACAAAGCAATATGGCATGATGTCCTTAATTCAAGAAAAAATTTTTACAGCATAATCGAAGAAATTTACCAGGCTAGTATAGACCCATCAGCAAAAACCAACTTTAAACTTGGCGAAGAAGGTGTTGGTGCTATGAGCTTTAAAGCATAATTGTTGACTTCTAGTCTAGTTTAGTGTACAATAACACTATGAACTTACAATCTACAATCTTAACAGCAATTAGTGGTAGCACTAAAAAGACTCCTAGTGGTTGGCATACTATAAACTGTCCTATGTGTATCAAACAAGGACACACAAGACCAGACAAAAGACACAGAGGTGGTTTTAAGTTTAGTGATGTTGTAAGTTATCATTGTTTTAACTGTAACTATAAGGCTTCATTTACTCCTGGAAGATTAATTGGAAGAAAGTTACAGACGTTACTTATTGAGATAGGTGTTAGTGAACAGAAAGTAAAAGAACTTCAGTTCGAAGCAATGAAGCTAAAAGACGCTGATATTGAAATTGGTAAGAAATATGATAGTGTAACAGATTTTAAAACTAAGAGCTTACCAAAAGGTGCTAGATTGCTCAGAGATATTATTAATGACAATAATCCACCTGCTGATGCACTTTTTGTTTACAAATATATAATGGATAGAGATTTAGAATTTTATAAAGACTTTTACTGGAGCCCGGATCCATATATGAAAATCAATAAAAGACTTCTTGTGCCTTTCATGGCTAAACAAGAAATAGTTGGTTATACGGGAAGAGTTATTGAAGATATTCCAAACGTACCAAAGTATTACAGTGATGTACAACCTGGATATATTTTTAACATTGACAATTTACATACTGATAGAAAGTATGTTATAATAACTGAGGGTGTGTTAGATGCACTATCTATTAACGCAGTGAGTTCATTAGGTAACAAGTTAACACAAGGTCAGATCGATCTAATAAATGCTACAGGAAAAACGATAATAGTTTGTCCTGACAGAGACAAGTCGGGTAGTAATTTAATTGATGTGGCTGTTGAAAACAACTGGATGGTCAGTTTTCCTAAATGGGGATCTGGCATAAAAGACTGTGCCGACGCAGTCAAACAATATGGAAGATTGTATACTTTGAAATCTGTTATAGACTGTGCAGTTTCAAATAAAGCAAAAATCCAAGTTTACAAGAAAATTGGAGTAGCATAATGAAAACAGAAATTAATAATAAAAAAACAACTCAGGCACAGGCACCTAAACCTCCTGTACAACCAGGGCAATTGATGTATGAGAGTGGAATAATCTACTTCAGTGATCACTTTGATAGCACAACAACAAAACCTGTTATCAATATGATTATTGAAAAGAACTTACTGTCACAAAAAGAAAGACCAAAAGAAATTACTTTAGTGATTAATTCTCCAGGTGGACAGGTACATAGTGCATTCGCATTGATAGATACTATGAAAGGTTCTGCCATACCTATAAAAACAATAGGATTAGGAATGATTGCTAGTTGTGGTATATTGACTTTCATGTCAGGTACAAAAGGCAAAAGATTCATAACGCCAAACACATCAATTTTATCTCACCAATATAGTTGGGGTAGTGCAGGTAAAGAACATGAACTATTTGCAAGAGTAAGAGAGTTTGAATTGAGTACAACAAGAATGATTGAACATTACAAAAAATGTACTGGAATGTCGGAGAAGAAAATTAGAGAAGTACTATTACCTGCTGAAGACGTTTGGTTAAGTGCCAAGGAAGCAGTCAAGTATGGTATCGCTGATAAGATAGTTTCAACATACTAAAGGAGAGTTATATTGTCATCAGTTAAGTTAGTAAGTTATTCAAAGCCAACGGATGAATTTGATAATAAGGTAGAAGATGTTCAAGATCTCATTGCCTTTTGTGCCAGGGTGAGTAATCCTAGCAACCAAATGAATCAAGAAACAAATGAAAAACTTATCAAATATCTAATCAAACATCAGCATTGGTCACCACTTGAAATGGTTAATGCTTGTTTAGAAATTAATACTACACGTGATATTGCACACCAAATTGTAAGACATCGTAGTTTTAGTTTCCAAGAGTTTAGTCAGCGATATGCAGATCCAAAAGATCAAGGTGAACTTTTTGAATACAGTGAAGCAAGATTACAGGATACAAAGAATAGACAAAACTCTATAGAAGTAGATGACGCTGGCCTACAAAGAGAATGGGAATGGGCACAGATGCGTATTGCCTATCACGCCAAAAAAGAATATGATTGGGCAATCAAAAAAGGTATAGCCAAGGAACAAGCCCGAAAGGTTCTTCCAGAAGGACTCACTAAAACCAGGTTATACATGAATGGCACTTTACGTAGTTGGGTACACTATATTGAATTGCGTAGCGCCAATGGAACACAAAAGGAGCATATGGAGATAGCCAAACAATGTGCAGTAGTAATAGCAGGTATTTTTCCATTGATTAATGCTATTAAAAATTAGAACTTGCAAAAAAATAAAATATAGGTTATAATAAAAACATGGCAACAGTATACACAGATGATTTACAGAAGTTATTCATAGAGTTTATGATAACTGACAGTGAGCTTTTTGTAAGGACAAGAAACATTATTAGCCCAACTTATTTTAGTAAGAAGTATTTTGATACAGTAGAGATGCTGATTGATCATGCTGACAAGTATAAGACACTGCCAACTATAGATCAGGTAAAAGCAAAATGTGAAATTGATCTTACTCCTGTACCAAATTTAGATGAAGCACAAAAAGACTGGTTCTTAGATGAGTTCGAAACTTTCTGTAGGCACAAGGCACTTGAAAAAGCAATTATTGAAAGTGCTGACTTGTTAGAAAGATCAGAGTATGGAACTGTTGAAGATAAAATTAAACAAGCAGTACGTATTGGATTAACTAAAGACTTGGGTATTGATTATTTTGAAGATCCGAGAGCTAGATTAATGAGATTGAAAGACAGTAATGGACAAGTGAGTACAGGCTGGAAGTCCTTAGATAAAAAACTTTATGGTGGATTTAACAGAGGAGAGCTAAACATATTTGCAGGTAGTTCAGGTGCTGGTAAGAGTTTGTTCTTACAAAATATTGCAATGAACTTTTTAGAGTTAGGACAAAATGTCATTTACTTTACTTTTGAATTGAGTGAAGAATTGAGTGCGATGAGAGTTGACTCAATGACAACAGGTGTACCAACAAATGAGATATTCAAAAAGATTGATGAAGTAGAACTAGCAGTAAAACTAAAAAGACAGAAGCAAGGTGGATCATTCCAGATCAAATATATGCCTTCTGGATCTAATACTAATGACATTAGATCGTATGTAAAAGAATTTACAATACAGAAAGGTGTTGCACCAGACGTTGTTTTAGTGGATTATTTAGATCTAATGTTTCCTGTTAATAAAAAGATTTCTCCGACAGATATGTTTATCAAAGATAAATTTGTGTCTGAAGAATTAAGAAACTTTGCAGTAGAACAACAAATAGTATTAGTAACAGCATCTCAGCTGAATAGAGGTGCTATTGAAGAAGTCGAATATGACCAAAGCCATATTGCAGGTGGTATCAGTAAGATTAATACTGCTGATAACTTGATTGGTATATTCACAAGCAGAGCGATGAGAGAACGTGGCAGGTATCAGATACAGTTAATTAAAACAAGATCGAGTGGTGGTGTAGGAAGTAAAATTGATCTAGCATTTGACGTTGATAAATTAAGAATTACTGACTTAGATGAGGATGATGAAGGAGTGAATATAATGCCAGCTTCAGGAGAATCTATAGCACAAACACTCACAAAAAGAACTTCAACAGTAACAAATAAAACACCAGCTAGTGCGGTCGCCGAGAAGACAGAAATGGCTAAAGGCCTAAGAGATCTGCTAAAAGCACAGTCACAACAGTTCGAAGATTAGTATGATGTGTTTATTTTGCTGTTTTATGTAATAAATAATTAACATGAGAAAGCAAACACGTTCAATATTAGAAGAAATTAGTAAAGTAGTTCCAAGAACCGATGTGAATAATGTCGTGGAAACTAGGGCTAGTCATGTGATTACTTCAGCAATAAACATAACTAAAATGATATATGAGTCATATGATGAGAACGTTGCAGATGACCTTGTTAAAAGATTCGTAAATAGTATTAAGACACAAGACCCTAGAAAATTTGAACGTGGAATAAAAAAGTTGAACGAAGATGAAAGCAAATGAACTACTTAAAGAAGATCCAAATCTCCACCTAACACACTTAGAAGATTTAGCACTCTTCCAAGGCAAAGAAGGTGCATCAAAGGCCATTGAGTATTTGAACAATCTCGCAGAGTTGGCGAGCAGTGGCAGTAGCAAAAAATTTAATGGATTGACAATCAAGTGGGATGGAAGTCCTGCTATATTCTGTGGTAAAGATCCTGCAGATGGTAAGTTCTTTGTAGGTACAAAAGGTGTATTCAACAAAGACGCAAAGTTAAACAAAACATCAGAAGATATTGACGCCAATCATGCTGATACAGTACAAAAAGGTGAAACTAAAGATAAATCAGGATTGCGTACTAAATTAAAAATAGCATTGGCTGAATTATCCAAGCTAGGCATTGAAGGAGTATTACAAGGAGATTTACTTTTTACTTCAGGTGATCTTAAAACAATTTCTTATAAAGGTGAATCGTATGTTGCTTTCAAGCCGAATACAATAACATATGCAGTTCCAGTTGGAAGTGAAACAGCAGAAAAAATGCAGAATGCATCAATAGGAGTAGTTTTCCATACATCATATTCAGGAGAAAGTTTAGACAGTATGAATGCTAGTTTTGATGTTAACATATCAGGTTTACAAAAAACATCGAGCGTTTGGTTTGATGATGCTTACATAAAAGATTATACTGGTATTGTAAACTTAACAACCGGTGAGTTTCAAGCAATACAAAAAGCAATAGGTGAAGCTAGAAAACATTTACAACAAGCAGGAGATATATTCAGCTGGTTTGAGTCAACAGGAATTCCTGCTAAAAAGTTAAAAGAATTAATTCACGCCAATCATAACAACATGATTAGAGCTGGTGCTATAGAACAAGATCCTACATCATTTTTTAATAACTTTGCAAGTGACTATGAGCAAAGAATAGAAAAGGATATAGAAAAATTAAAAACTGGTAGAGAAGGTCCAGCTGGACAACGAAAATTAGTAGCACTGGAGCAATGGAAGAAAGCCTACTTTGCAAACAAGAATAATATTCAATCATGGTACAGTCTATGGTTGAAGTTGACAGCGATCAAAAATACAATATATCAAAAACTAAAAAATATTAAAGCCATAGACGCTTTTGAAATAGAAGGCGATGAATATGTTGTAAGAGATCAAGAAGGATTTGTTGCAGTTGATAGAGTTGGTAAGGCTATAAAAATTGTTGACAGGTTAGATTTTAGCAGAAAGAATTTTGCAAAAGAAGGACTCAAATTATCTTTTGTTAATACTATTACAGAAAGTAGGGCGTTTAGATCAAGACAGGATATAGGAAATTACACTGCAAACGATGTAGGCAATATCATATACGCTTATTTCTTAGGCCTAATATTGATGCATAACGAATTCAAATATAAAAGAATGTCTCAACAGTATGCTTCAAGAACAGGAAGTTACGGAAACTTTAATTTCTATAGAAACAATGGAACAGATTTGTATTTGTTAATTCACAGTATTATGGGAACAGGTTCGATAGTACAGTTTAAGAATGATGAATCAAGTAAAAGATATATCGATAGATTACAAGCCAATGCTATGTCCATGAGAGAGATGTTAAGTATTTTATCTAGAGATAGTCTTCCGGATTTAACAAGGACTCTAATGAGATTCGAAAGAGAATTGAAAGTAAATGAATCAATGTTGAAAAAAGTAAGACGACTAGTAACAGACTACGATAAATTAAAACAAAAAGAAAGACAAAATATAGTAATAAAAATTGAGCAATATCTAAGAGGTAGTGTACCAAAAAGTGAACTTTATGCAATATTACAGTCGATGGCCAAAGAAAGACAGTTAAAAAATAGAGTTACTGTAAATCAAAAGAAACTACCTAAGAATGTTGCCGCTGGGGCAAAGAGATAATGTATTCATACAATTCTGCAAAACACAATTACCTACAGGTTGGCGATTCGTTAGAAGTATATAGTGTGTCTACAAAACTTCCTTTAGATTACAAAGGCCCTGATGTGCAATCTGACAGTGAGAAAGACTTTGACCACTTAAAACAACTGATTGGAATATACGGTAAAATTTTATTTTTTACAGCACCTACTAAAGCCAAAGATAAGTATCAGTTTAAATTTGGGGTAGAACAGCCAGATCTATTTGCACAAAACGGCGATGATGTGGGTGTTTTGAAGAAAAGATTAGATAACCTAGTTATGTTTGCAGATACTATTTGCACACAAGGAGTAAATACTAATACTTGGATAACCAAGTTTTAGGGAGCAGAAGAAAATGGACAGAATACCACCGAAACCAGCTACAAAGGTATCACCTACTACAGATGCATTAGAGCATAGTAGTTTGGAAGTACACGTAGCATTAAGCCGTGAAAGGCATGAAGAAATTAATTCAAGATTCGACCGTGTTGAAACTCATATGAATAAGTTAGAGGTTAGCATGGAAAAAGGTTTTGCAAAGATAGAAAAAATTATTATGTGGACAGCAGGTACAATGTTTTTCACGTTAATGACTATTTTGCTAACAACAGTATTTGGAAAAGCACTATAATATGAAGATAGTTGAAGTAACAGGAACACCGCAAATATTTGGCAAGTATAAAAACCAAGTAAAAAGAAGATACAGATGTACCACAGGTCCTAGAAAAGGAAGAATGGTGGCAGATCCGGCAACCTGTTCAGCTCCAATTAATATTAAGAAAAGAATGGACTTCAGAGCAACAAGAGCCAAGAAAAAAGGTATACAAGGTGCAAGAACAGGATACACAAAGAAGTATAACCCAACAAGTAAAATTGCTAAAAAATTAAACGTTGGAGTTAAGAAAACAAGAAGATCTAGTCCAGTAAAGATTAGTAGGAAAAAAAGATAATATGTTTATTAGTGATCTAATAGGAATGGTTGAAACAAAAATGATATTTGGCCGTAAAGGTAAACAAGTAGTTAAGAAATATCGTTGTAGTTTTGGTCGTAAAAAAGGTAGGATTGTTTCAAACCCAAGCGTTTGTAGTGCACCTTTAGATCTTAAAAAACGTATGACTATGAAGAAAATGAAAGCATC